TTAAACTTAGGAGCGTTCTGGGGAACATTCTATAACGATCCAACTACATTAAAACCTACGTTCAAAAACTACTACCCAGGATCAATCACTCCACCTAACGCTGGTGCAGTTGAAGCATTTGTGTATGACAGTCCATCACAAATGTACGAAATCCAATCAGACAATACAGGTGCTTCTGCTCAAACAGACATCTTCAAATGTGCGGATTTAGCTGGAACAAGTGGTTCAACTTTGAACGGAGTAAGCTCAATGGAACTAGGGGATGGTACTCTAGGTACAACTGGGCAATTCAAAATAATCGGAGTTTCAAGAGACCCTGAAAACAATGAAATCGGATCAGCAAACGTCAATTGGCGTGTGATGGTAAACGAGCATTTATTAGGATCTGGAACTGCCGGGGCAGCATAAGGAGAATAAATTATGGCAATATCACGACAACAACTCGTAAAAGAGCTTGAGCCAGGTTTAAATGCCTTGTTCGGCCTTGAGTATAAAAGATATGATTCTGAGCATAAAGAAATTTATGTTACAGAAACATCTGACAGAGCTTTTGAAGAAGAAGTAATGTTATCTGGATTTGCGAATGCATATGTGAAACCTGAAGGTTCAGCAGTTGCATACGACAATGCACAGGAAACATTTACTGCAAGATACACTAACGAAACAGTGGCTCTTGCATTCGCTTTAACTGAAGAAGCAATGGAAGACAACCTGTATGATAGACTTTCGTCTAGATATACAAAAGCACTAGCGAGATCTATGGCTAACGCTAAACAGATCAAAGCAGCAAACCCACTAAACCAAGGTTTACCAACTACGGATAACTTTGATTCAGGTGATGGTGTTTCTTTGTTCAACACAGCTCACCCAACGATCGCTGGTTCTTTCCAAAACACATTAACGGTACAAGCAGACCTTAACGAAACATCGTTAGAACAAGCAATGATCGACATTGCTGGTATGACTGATGAGAGAGGTCTTAAAATTGCAGCTAGAGGAATGAAAATGATTGTTCCTTCTGAAAACCAATTCAATGCTGAAAGACTTATGAAGTCTCAAGGTAGAGTTGGAACTGCAGACAATGATATAAATGCTTTAAGATCTATGGGAATGATTCCTGAAGGTTACAGAGTAAATCACTATCTTACAGATACTGATTCTTGGTATATCATTACAGACGTGCCGAATGGTATGAAGTACTTTGAAAGACTACCTATCCAAACTAAAATGGAAGGTGATTTTTCAACTGGTAACGTTAGATACAAAGCTAGAGAAAGATACTCGTTTGGAGTATCAGACCCTAGAGGTATCTTTGGTTGCGAGGGTGCATAATATCAAATAAAATTAGGGGCCGCCTCAAAACGGCCCCTTTTTACTTTATAAGAGGTGAGAATATGAAAAAACTACGAGTCCAGATTTACGCTTACAAACATCACGCAGATTTTATTATAGAATCAGAAGATTCCCTAGAAGCAGTTGAAAATGCTATCATTGACAAACTTGGACAAAATGATATAAAATGGGAGTATCTTGGAGAAATGAACGATCCCAAGGTAAAAAGAATAACCTATGAGGAGGTTATAAATGATGCAACAACATCTAACAGAACTATATACGAAGAAAAAAGTTCTGGATCTAGAATGGGAGCAGGAGCATCTTAATGAGGGTAGATATACTCTCAATATGGTTAGAATTGACCGAAAAGTCAGAGAAGTAATTAGCCATATAAAATTAGCAGAAGCTAAAAAAGAGCATATGCTAAATAAGGTGGAAGACTCTGCACCCCAAGTTTCTGTAGCTACTTAATAAAAAGCTACATCGTTGGAAAAAATCCACTCCACATTACAGGCTCTCTTGCACTCTACTAAAATCTAGTATATAAATTAATTACTATACAATTAACAATAGAACATAGACGCGTATAGTCGACGGCCTAGAGACTATGTTCACAAACTAGGAGAATATAATTATGGCAAACACTACATTTTCGGGACCAATTAAAGCTGGACCGATTTCACACACAACTGGTACAACAGTTGGAACAAACGTAAAAAATACGGGTCACGTTGTAATGTCTCAATCTGCAAAGGTTGTGTTCGGAAACGTAACTGATTTATCAACTAACATTGTTTTACCTGCAAAATCACACATCATAGCTATCGACGTTAACGTTGAAGTAGCATTTAATGGTGGTGGTGCTGACACTTTAGATGTTGGTATCGTAGGTAACTCAGACTTATATGTTGACGGCGCAGACGTTTCAGCAATAGGTCCTGTAGCATTAGGGACAACTGGTCTTTGTACAAACTGGAGAAACGTTGGAACATCTGATGTTAGAGTCGCAATGAAATACATTGACGCTAATGGTGACAGTTCTGCTGGAAGAGCAAGAGTAACAATTACTTACACTCAAGCTAACGATCACAGCGTATAATAAATAATTTGGTGCTCCTTCGGGAGCACCTTTAATAAGGAGAAAAATTATGGCAGGCGGAGGATCATTTTCAAGTGACCAAACAACCTTACACATGAGTACTATTGGTTCTAATACTTTATCAAGAGCTGGTAGAGCTAGAATTACTTCTATTCAAGGAAAAGGAATAGCAAGTTCTGTTCTTAAGTTTCACGATTGCGCTACTGCAGGTGCTGCAGCTTCAGGTAATTTAGTAGCTACATATCATTATGGAACTGAAGGCTTAGAAGTATATGTTCCTGGTTCAGGAATTCTTTTTAAAGAAGGAATAGTATTTCATTTAACTGGATCAAGTGGAAGCGTTACTGTAACTATTACAGGAGCGTAGTCTCATGGCTAACACTACTTCTGGAACTACGACGTTTGGAAAAACTTTTGCAATAGATGATATTGTAGAAGAAGCTTACGAGCGTATTGGTATACGAGGCGTTTCAGGATATCAGTTAAAAACTGCAAGAAGATCTTTAAACATTCTTTTTCAAGAATGGGCAAATAGAGGAGTGCACCTATGGGAAATAGGAGATGGATACTTGACTCTTGTTGCTGGAACTAATGAATACATTGGTTATAGGTCTAGTGGTGATGGCACATCAACACTATTAGATAGTGCTGGTGCAGCTTTGTATAGTGTAGATGATGTTTTTGAAGCTTCTTACAGAAGCAGTGCAGGTACAACAAGTCAATCAGATAGTCCATTAACAAAAATTTCTAGATCAACATATTCTTCTTTATCAAATAAATTAGCACAAGGACAACCATCACAGTATTGGGTTCAAAGATTTATAGATAAAGTTACTATTACTTTATACACAACACCAGGCTCTAGTCAGGCTGGTGACAGAGTACAGTTTTATTATATGAAAAGAATTGATGATGCAGGAGATTATACTAATGCAACAGATGTTCCTTACTATTACATTCCTTGCATGTGTGCAGGTTTAGCTTATTATTTAAGTTTAAAATATGCACCAGACAGAACACAAAATTTAAAACTTCTATATGAAGATGAACTATTAAGAGCGGAGGCAGCGGATGGGTCCAGCAACAGTACGTTTGTTACACCTAAGACCTACTATCCTAGCGTTTAATTATGGCAAGATATGCACAAGGAAAATACGCACTAGCAATATCTGACATTAGTGGCCAAGCATTCCCATGGAATGAAATGGTAACACAATGGAATGGTTTATTTGTACATTATTCTGAATTTGAATCTAAACAACCACAATTAGATCCTAAACCAAGTCAAGCGGACGCAACAGCTTTACCTAAAACAAGGCCACAACAACCACCACCTGATGCATTAAGATTTTTAAATTTTAATCCTTTAAGAACTTTTGCTGCAGGCTCACCAATTATAAATGTAAACTCTCCTAATCATCAAAGAAATTATGGAGATCAAGTAAGATTTAGAGGAGCTCCTACAACTAGTTCTGCTGCTTCTACTGATCCACAATTTAGTAATATTGCAAACATCGATGGAATTACTGGAGCAACTATTTGTCAAGCTGCAGGTTATGCAGTTTACCCTGGTTTATATACTAGTTATACAACAACATTAAATGGAGCTATTGATGCAACTACAACAGATGTTATTTTAACAAGTGTAACTGGATTTAATGGAGTTACAACATCACCCTTTGAACCTACAATTGCAAATCCAAGTGGCACTCCAACTTATGGTGCATTAGTAGGAACAGAAATTATTAGTTATACAGGCGTAGGTCCTGCAGATAATATTCAACAAACTTTTTCTGTTAAAGTTGTAAACACTGCAAGTGGTAATAAATATTATATAGACAATGTACAACAAGACACTTTAAGTTTTACAAAAACTGGTACATATACTTTTAGTCAAACAGATTCTACAAATGAAACTCACCCTTTAAGATTTTATACAGCAGCAGATAAATCTGGTGGAGAATACACAACTGGGGTTACAACTTTTGGCACTCCTGGAGTTACTGATGGTGCATACACAAGAATCGTTGTAGATAGTTCAGCTCCGGCAACATTATACTATCAATGTTCAAGTCATGCTGAAATGGGTGGTCAAATTAATGTAACAGAAATAACAGATAATCAATTAACAGGTGTTACAAGAGGAGCATTTGGATCTACAGCTGCTGCTCATAATACAGGTGTTACAGTTAGACTATTATTAACACCAGCAAACAATTATTATTTTACAGCAGGTAGTAATGCAACTACTGGACAAATTAATGGAGGAGGGTATAATGTATCTTCAGGTCCGGTAACATTAAAAACAATAGGACCACAAACATAATATGGCATACACTTTAACAAATTTACAAGACGATATAAAATCATACACAGAAGTTGATAGCACAGTTTTTACTGAAGCTGTATTAAACAGATTTATACAAAACGCAGAAGAAAGAATTTACAGATCTTTTGATGCAGACATGGAAAGACACTATGCTACATCAACTACAATTATTGGAAATAGATATGTTACAATTCCATCAGATTTAAGAGTTATTAGATATGTGCAATTAAAAGATTCAGCAGGAAATCAAGTTTATTTAGAGCAAAGAGATCCTAGTTACATAGCTACTTATTACGATACACCAGGTACTGCATCTGCTACACTTCCTAAATACTATGCTAATTGGGACGAGAATTATTGGGTTATTGCCCCTACACCTAATGCAGCTTATGAAATTACTTTGGCTTACAATAAAAATCCAGTTAGCTTAACTGACGCTACTAAAAGCTCAACAGGTACTTATTTGTCGAACAAATATCAAGACTTACTTTTATATGCTTCTCTAGTAAATGCATATGCATACTTGAAAGGACCGCAGGATATGTTACAATACTATCAAGCGGCTTATAAAGAAGCTTTAGAAACGTATGCTACCGAACAAATTGGTCGTAGACGCAGAAACGAATATCAAGATGGTGTTATTCGTCTTCCTATCAAATCTGAATCACCATCAAGTTATTAAAGGAGATAAAAAAATATGGCAAACGTAATACCTTTCTCATTTAGAGGAGAACTCTTTTCGGGAACTCATAATTTTTCGTCTGGCGGTAACGCATTTAAAATAGCTTTGTATACTTCTAATCCGTATACAACTTCAAGTACGGCTTACGACACTACTAATGAAGTAAGTTCTGCAGGTGGAAGTAACTATACAGCAGGTGGAGAATCTTTAGGTTCTCAAGCTGTAGCTGCTTCAACAGCAGTTGCTTCAGTAGACTTTGCAGATGCCACTTGGTCATCAGCAACTTTTACTGCAGCTTTTGCAGCTATTTATAATGATACTAACAGTGATAAGTTATGTGTTGTGTTAGATTTTGGAGGAAATAAAACTGCTACTAATGGCACGTTTAAAATTACTTTCCCTGATCCAGCAACACCAGCTAATGCAATTATAAGTATGGCTTAAGGAGAATAAATGGCTTTAGTAATAAATGACAGAGTAAAAGTTACAAGTACAACTACTGGCACAGGTGCAATAGCACTTGGTTCAGCAGTAACTGGTTTTGAAACTTTTGCAGCAGGAATAGGAAACAACAATGAAACTTATTATTGTATCTTTAATCAAGGTACTAGTGAGTTTGAGGTAGGACGTGGTACATTAGATGCATCAAGTGCTAACTTAGCTAGAACTCAAGTTATCTCCAGTTCTAATTCAGATTCTGCTGTTGATTTTTCTGCAGGTACAAAAGATGTATTTTGTACTTTACCAGCAAGTAAATCTGTTTATTTAGATGCATCAGGTAACCCAGTAGGAGCAGCGTCAGCTGGCTTTGCATTAGCAATGGCCGTGGCGTTATAATTAGGAAAAAAATATGGCACAAGATTTTAGAAACACTTTAAACCGAGTAATTGGAACAGGCGATACTACTATTTTAACTGCAGGAAATTATGATGCAGTTATAGGAATTAGATGTTGTAATGTTTTAACAACAACAATTAAAGTTGATGTAAAAATTGCAAAAGGAGGAGCCGACTACTTTTTAGCAAAAGGAGTTGTAATTCCACCAAATTCAGCTATCGAATTAATCCAAGGAGGAGCAAAGATTGTTTTAGCAAGTGGTGATGTATTAGAAGCCGTTAGTGATACAGCGAGTTCACTAGATGTTGTTTTATCTTACATCGACACAATTAGTTCGTAGGAGGAATTATGACGGCAGTAATAAATGGAGTCCAATACATTGG